GCTCCAGCCCGTCATGTAGGTCAACAGGTCGAATGTAGTGTTCGTTCTGAGCCCTGCTGGAGTGCCTCCAAAGGTCCGCGTGCCCGTCTTGTCCTTCCGTTCGGGCCGGATCGTCTGCTGCTTCGCCGTGAGCTTCACGCCCGGGATCCGGTTCCCGCTCTGGATCGCCGGCACCTGTCCGTAGTTCGACTCCAAGCCCACATAGAGCCGGTTGTTATTGGATGAAATATAGTTGCACGCCATCGTTTCCCCTTTTCCACTTGGAGCCGCCCGCCGTCCGGGGCGAGCCTCGCCACCGAACCGCGCGTGAGCAAGCGGACGCCCCCGCGCCGCTGACTTAGTAACTCACATCGACATCGAAGCTGATCTTCGCCGCCTGCAGGAAATTGCTGCCGCCCCTCTTCACTGGCCCGAAGGTCACTTCATAGCCGCCGGTGTAGAACATTCCCCCGTCCCAATCGCCTCGCTGCGAGTCCAGCACGTTGCTCGTCGCCGCCGCATAAAGGTGAAGGTCCCGAGCCAGTCTCTCCAGTTGGTCGTAAGAGACCCTTATTTCGACCGCCATGCTCGCCGTGCCCGAAAACGTCCGGAACTTCTCCCTCAACTCGTTCGACAGCTTTTCGCAGTACACGTACACCGCGGGATACGTCACGCCCGCCGTCTTCTCGGCCATGTCGAACGCGATGTTCCCTGACTGGATCTGGTGCGCCTCGATCGGTGCCAGTTCCACGTTCTCCTGCTGCGCCAGGCTCGGCACCGTGAACGGCAGGCCCGTCCCTCCCGCCAGCATCTCCACTACCTTATGTGTCGCCGCCGCTCCGATCGCTGGCATCGCTACCCCCTGTTCAGCATTCCTGTCAGCCGCAGGAACATCTCCGGCCGCTGCCCGCAGGACGTGGGCTTCCCTTTTCCCAGCCCCGTCGCCGGCTCGGTCCAGGTCTGCCCCGGCGTCATAGGCGTGTCGTTCTGGAGGGTCAATCCCGTCGGAGAATAGCTCGCGTAGACGTTCCAGCCTGTCGCGGTCTCCGGTGGATCGACGGCCAGTACCGTCAGCGCGCTCGGCCCGCTGGTTGTCAGTGCCGCGGTCGCGCTCGGCGCTCCTTCGATGCCGCCCTGCGCGACCCAGGTCACGCTCACGAAGTACGTCGTCGCGGCCGCTTTTCCGGCCGTCGAGCCCAGTTGCGGCGTCGCCGCTCGCGGCACCGGCGAGTTCGTCATTCCCACTCCGCCGTTGGTTAGCGACAGGCGCGCCCAATCCGCCATCTTGTCGTACTCCTGCCACTTGCCCAGGAAGCGATCATTCAGTTGACGGTTGTACGCGTCCCGGTAGACCAGGCTCAGTGACCGGAAGATGTGCCACTTGTGCAACGCCTCGGTCACCACGACGTGTCCCAGCCCTCGCCGCCCCGCGCTCCACGGGATGTCTTCCGATTCCTGCCGGCGTCGGAGCAGCGCTTCCAGTTCGATCCCCAGTTCCTCTTGCGCCAGCTTCAGCTTCGCCGTGAGGTCGATCCTCTCCGTCTTGGCCACGTCCAGGACCGCAGACTCGTATTCCACGAGTTCCTCAATCGTCGATATCGATCCATCGGTGAATAGCGCCATCGTCCCTCGACCTCACGCCCCGCTTGGGCCCTCTATGCCTTTTTGCCGCTCTTCAGCGCCCGAAACTCGGCATCCGAAAGGACGGTGAACTGCACCTTGCTCGCGGCCGCAAGTTGGTCCGCCGCTGCTTTCGCCTGCGCGCTCTGGCTTCGAAACTCCGAAGCTTCCTCCGCCGTCGCCAGCCGCGCCTTTCCTTCCACCACCAGCAGGGCGGCCAGGGTCCGCGCCACTTCGCTGGCGATGCCCTCCCGTCCTCCATCCGGCGTCGGGAAACTGATCACCACCGCGTACGCTTCGGCGATCGTCTCGGCAACCTCCCGGACTTTCTGGTAAAACGCTTTCACGTCCATACACCCTCCCGGACCTGCTTTCCCCTCTCGTGGCTCGGCTTTCGCGAGCCGCGTCGGGCTGCCCGACTACTCTGTCACCCTTGCGCTCAGCCGCCAGCCGCCAGCCGCCAGCCACGCGCCGTCAACGGTTCGCTGACGGCTAATGGCTGACGCCTGGCGGCTCATCCGCGCCTCTACTACGAGTTCACCTGGACGCCGAACTGGTTCCGCAGCACGCCCACGCCGTAAAGAACATCGACTGTGAACTGCTGTGCCAGCGTATTCGGCTGGTAGCTCAGGATTACCCGCATCCCGAAGTTGCCCAGCTCCGCGTACTCCGCGATCGCTCCCGTCCCGGGCAGCGGCTGCGGCAGGCGCCGGATCACCAGCCCGAGCGCGCTCTTGGCGAACGCCAGGTTGTGCGTCGTCACCGGTGAGCTGCCCGTCTTGGCGATGAATTGCGACCGGAAAATGAAGAAGTCCTTCATCTTCCCCACCGTCCCGTCCACCAGCGCGTGCAGGCCGGCCTCGCCCGCCGTCTGGTACTCGCTGAAGCGGTCGATCTGACGCAACGCCGAGTACGAGGTCGGATCCATCACCAGGAACCGGGGCTCGGCCGCCGGCAACTTGGCCTGGAACAGTTCCGTCTCGGCCGCATCCACCACGGCCTCCGTGAGCGGCGTCCCCGGCGTCCCCACCGGCAAATTCGACGTGAAGCTCGCGTACGTGTTCAGCAGGTCCGTCTCGATCCTCTCGGCAAGCGCCACCATGGCCGGCTGCATGTACAGCTTCAGCAGGTCCGGAACCGCCAGGACTTTGGTCACGTCCGGCACCTGGAAAGTCGCCTCGGCGTGTGTGTTCAGCACGATCTGCGCGTTCCCCAGACTCGGGTTCTGCGTCTGCACCGTGCCGCCTTCGGCTAGGTTGTTCGCCACCAGCGTGGGCGGGATCGGCACGTTCACCGTGTCGCCGCCCTGCGCGAGCGTCGGTTCGAAATCGCGATTGACCAGGTTCCCCATCACCAGGTTCCCCATCAGAGCGGGTAAGGCATCCACAGCCACCAGCTTCACAATCGCGTTCGCCACGTTACTTGAAGTAATTGCTGGCATTCGTTCTCCTCCAGTTAGTCCCTCGCCCCGTCTCAGATCCCTCTGAGCGATTGCGAAGTTATTCTTACAATGTCCTGCCGGATCCTCTCCGCTTCCTCCGGACTCATCCCCGGCCGGATTTTGTCCAGATCGCTGGCCGCTGCCGGCGCCGAAGCTTTGTGCGCCGTTGTTACTCCCGACCCGCCTTGTATGCGCGCCGGCAGAAACTCCGGGTTTTCACTCAGAAAGTGCGAAAGGTATTCCTTCACACTCTGCTCCCCGTCATCCCCCTTCGCCAGCAGCCGTCCATCTTCCGCGCGGAAAATGTCGTCTTTCACTGCTTTGAACGCGATCTCCACCTTGGCCACGCCGAGCCGTTGTAGCTCCGATCGAATCGTCGCGCCCCGGTCCGCTTCCTCGGCCAGCTTCTTGCTCCGTTGGTTCTCTGCCACCAGTTCGTTCAGCCGGCGCTCGAGTTGCTCCCGCTTCTTCTTCTCCTCCACCAACTCGTTCTTGTAAGCCGGCTCCGACCTCACCTGCTCTCTCTTCAAGAACTCTTCGATCGCGTCCTTTACGATCGCCCGCACTCCGTCTTCGCCTTGCAGTTGTTCTCCGTCCATAAGCGCGCTCCTTACCCTGCAGCCTCCTCAATCTCCTTCACGATCTGGTCCTTCAGCTCCTGCCTGACGTCGCACAGGTACTTCTGTGCCAGCCTCTTGAAGATCTCCTTGCGCAGCGTCGGCGACCCCACCCCCAACGCCAGCAGCCGCTGCGCATCGTCCAACTCGCTCGAAAAGTCGCCGATGTCGAATTCGTCCAGACCCGATACGTCCACCGTCAGCCCGTCCTGCCGCGCCGCCTCGATCGCCCGCAGCAGGCGCTTTAGTGTGTCCTTGATTGCGTCCCCGTACGCCCGCAGCACTTCGTGCGTGACCGTGAAATCCCGCAGCTTGCTCGTGCCCGACTGCGTCGTTTGGTCATCCCACGATTGCGGCATGAGATAGCAAACCCGGTAGATCTCGGTCTTCAGCCGGTTCAGGTTGTCCACCGCGATCTGGTAGACCTTACCTTCCGGCTCCGTCCACCCGAACTTGTCCCCCGGCCCGAGCTGAATGTAGTAGGACTCCCCGACGATCTGGTCCCACTCGCGATCCGAGTACACCACCGGCATCGCGAACAGCCCCATCGTCAGTGCCCAGCCCAGTGCGTTCGACTTGTTGAAGTGCTCCAGTTGCAGCAGCGCCGCCTTGTTCATCAGCCAGAGGCCTTCCGAGACCTGCAGCCGGAACAGCGGCACCCGATGAAGCCCGGCCAGCCCGTGTCGCCCCGCGTCCACCAGCTCCGGTACGCTCTTCTCGCCGGCTTTGCCTTCCACCCGCCGGTAGATCCGGAATTCCTCTTTGTCGTAGTAGACCCAGCGCGTTTCCTTGAACCATCCGCCGTCCGGTGTGTCCTGCCTCAGGTTCGCCGTCCTTAGAACCACCCACTCGAGGTTTCCCTGCTGGTCTTGGCTCCAGTTGATGAGGTCTTCCGCCTGGTAGCCCACCAGGTAGGCTCGTGACGCGCCCTGCTCATCTTCTTCGGCCCTGTTTGCAGCCCGTTTTGCCACCCGCGGAAAGTCCACCAGGATGTAGCTGCTCCCGCCTACCAGCGCTTCCATTAGCTGTCGCCGTAGGAAGTCGCTCAGGCTGGTCTGCTTCAGGTCGCAGTCTTCCGTGAAGGCGCAGAAGAACGTCTTTGCCGCCTCGTTCTCCCCTTCGAACGTCAGAATCGGTTCGCGCCGGAACAGCGTCGCCGCGTACCAGTCGATAATGGATCCCACGTAGTTCTCGTAGAACACCCGGGCTAGCCGCTCCGCGAACACGTCGCCAGGTTCCTTCTGC